TAACGAGCAATGAGTTCTGACATGCTCATATTCTTCAAATCCATAGAACTCTCCTGGTGTTCACACCCTGAAGAATTTCCTGGTGTGAAATTCATTATAACACAGCCAATGCCACCGTGTAAAGCACTTTTACATTTTGTTACACTTTAATCTGTTGCAACGCGGCAAAGACCTTATTCTGGGTCAAATCCTTCTCTACCAGTACCTTTGCTACCGTGACGTCAATGGTGTCTTCGACTGTCAAAATGTAGTTCATCACTGGCTTAGTCTGCCCCTTCCGGAGGAGCCGGGCTATTAGCTGGATGTACTCCTCGAGATTGTAGGTCAACGTGAACCAAGCCAGGTTATGACCGCCAAACTGCAAATTCAAACCCAGAGCTGCCGCGCTAGGTTGTACTAGTAGTAGTGGATGACTGCCCGTGTTCCACTTCTCAACTGTATCTTGTAGCTGGTTCTTAGTCATTCCTCCTTTGATAAATAGTGCCTCAGGGTAAATCTTGATCAAACGCTCGAACTCATGCTCAAATTGGTATGCCACCATTAGTGGTTCACCGGCCATCTCTTCAACGAGGTCATTTAGTGCTTCGACCTTTGATAGATGCACCTCGCTCCAGACCCGATTTGTTCCAGGGTGATAGACAGCCCCACCAGTGAACTGCCTTAACTTCGAAGTCAGTACCCCCGCATTCGCCGCAGTCACCACCCCCATCTCAAGAGCAATGATGAACTCGTCATGGAGCTCTTTGTAGAGCTTCCTGATAGGCGGGGTCATTGGCGTAGTCCGTATGACATCCAAAAGTGGTGGTAGATTCAGGAACTCGCCTGGATCCATGTACATACAGATGTCTTTGATCTTGTCAACCAAACGGGTAGCTGACTCATCAGAGATATAGTAGCGGTACTGATCCCAGGGCTTCTGGTAGAAGTACTGACTTCTGAAGTGCGTAATGTACCGACCCAATCGTTGTCCTAGATCTAGGACCATGATCTGACCGAAGAGATCAAGTAACCCGTTCGCTGCGGGGGTGCCTGTCATGCCCCAACGGAAGATGAAACTCGGAAGCAACGGCTTCAGGAGCTTGAATCGCTTTGATTGAATGTGTTTAAGACGAGTAAGTTCATCGCAAGCCAGTATGCTAAAGTTATGCCCACGTGCGAGTAGAGGAGCTGCCCATGCAAGAGCATCGTAGTTAATAACAACCACATCATTGGAGTCATCCATCAGGATCTGTTCGCGCTCCGGACCCCGGGCCAGAGCTACTTTCATGCTCGCAAACTGGCGCCACTTCTTGGGCTCTGCCATCCACGTTGTCACTGCCGCTGTAAGAGGGGCTATTACAAGCATCCTGGCTGAAGTCGAACCCCGAACCTTGTAGGTATTTACTTGTAATTTGGCCGCCAATACAATAGAAGTCTTCCCGAAGCCCGGCGGCAGAAACAAGGCAGAGCCAATTCGAGAAGCTAACCACTGGACGCCTCTACTTTGATAATCGGCGGGGACCCATTCAGGGCTGGCAAAGCCTTCAAGGACAGCATCAATTCCAGGAAGCGCGAATAACTCTCGACTACTTCCACTTGAAAATGCATTGATCTCAGCTGTGAATGTATGTGTTTCTGGAAATTCATCGGCTCCTCCCCCATCCGCTTGAATTCTATCCACACCATTCGCCCGTTGGGAGCTAGGAGTATCCGATCCGGGAACCCCTTCCGCTTCTCTATCTTGATTAGTAGACATTGATGTTTCTCCGCTAACTTAACACAGTTATATTCAACAGTACCTTCGAGTGGTTTTACATTCAACTTGCCCTCACAACGTTAGAATTTACAAGGTCCACCTTTGCTTTTAGAGTAGGTGCACCACTTACATTCACGGCTGGGATTCTCGACCCAGACCTCAGTATTGTACAGCGCTTCTGCTGCCTTCTCGTACTTTGTCTTAAGCCTTTCAAGCTCTTCGGCACTGTACTCCCGCATGTAGCTATCATTTTGATCAATGAACCAGAACTCAGCTTTTACCGTCTTAACTTCAGGGTGCATCGCATAACCAACGATGGCATACAGTTCGACCTGGTCTTCTGAGGGGATGCGATACTTGCCTGACTTGAAGTCAATGACTCGCAGGGTGTCCTTGTCCTTAAGAATCTTCGCATCCATCTTAGCTCGAAGCCAGGTGCGCTTATCGAACCAGTCAGGTAGAACGTTCCAGTGATTGTCCAAGCCGATGGCTTGTTCAGCTGTGAAGTTAGACGTCTTCAAAGCGTCAAAGGCCTCCTTCCACTCTGCTAACTCAGGCGGCAGATCCACGATCCAACCCTGGAGGTAGGCCTCAATGGTTTCATGCATTTCATTTCCCCGCGCCATGGCATCATTACCAGGCTGCGGTAGTTTCTGGATATACTGGTACTCGAACTGCTTTTTACACTTGCGGAAAGTGTCGAGTTTAGACCAACCCCAGGGGGCTTCGAACTTGGGCATTACAGCTCCGGCGTTACGGTGTTGGTAGGTTTCATGCCCAATGCACGTGTACCACCACCTTTAGTTTTGGCAAAATTTGGCCCCTCAGCCAGATCAACAACAATCTGGTATCTGAGCCGCTCTGCGAAGGCCTCGGTCATGGCTTCACCCAGTTTTGTGGGGGTGACTCCTTCGTCGACCTGGGCTACTAACTGGTCATGTACTGATAGAACCAGTTGTCCTTCGTTCTTCTCAACATAGTTCAGCATAGCTAACTTGGTCTGTTCAGCTGCTGAACCCTGAATCTTGTAGTTAACGAGCTTGTACTCGTAGGTCATTGTACGTCCGCCATTGACCGCCTGCTTAGGTGTGTCGGTAACATACTTTCTACCATTGATCGTAGTAATCGCACCACCAAGCCTTTTGCCCTGGTCTGTAACTGCTTTCGAGAACTGCTTGATCTCTGGCAATGCTCGAAGGTACTGCGCCTTAATCCAGGCTGCTTTCTCAGTACTGCAGTCAATTGATTGGGCTATCCGTCCTACTCCTGCACCATAGAGAACTGCAAAGCCTAGGGTCTTTGCCACTGGCCTAGTGAGTTGCGCTATGTCCGCAGCTATCTGGTGAATATCACTGGTGGGCTCTGCCAGTATGCGTTCAAGCAGGGCCCCTCCGACGAAGTGTGCCAGCAGACGCATTTCCTGCGCCTGATAGTCACCCCCTACAAAAGTCTTTCCTGGATCAGGGATAATATATTTGCGGATCTGGGGAAGGTCAAACCCGACTTGGTAGTCGTCGCAGTTTTTGAGTCTTCCTTTGAGCTGTTCCCAGTCAACAGGTATGTTCTGGAGATTTGGAGAAGACGAGAGACGACCTGTTCGTGCTCCTGTGTCTGTATAGTTACGAAACTGGTTCCACTTGATGTAGAGTCTGCCATTATCCTGATATTGTCTATGCCATGGACCAATAAAAGTCCGTAGGCTTGTTGCAAGCGCGCCTCGTATAAGGAGCTTAGCTAAGACATCCTTATCTACGCTTTGTATAGCATTTGTCAGTGAGTCCTTTGCTACTGACCTGGCACCTCCGGGTGTAGGAAAGAATGCTGCATCGGGGTACTTTGCCTGAATGGCGTTAGCCAAATCCTCGTTAGAATCGATGTCGAAGACCTTGCCTAGACGTTCATGGATCTGGTCATCCAGTTGATCCATCTTGAAGAAATAGAAGTCGTAGTCCTTGGCTAGACCTGCGCCATCGAGGCTAACGCCTCGTTGCTCCATTTCATAGATATGGGGCATCAACCGAATCTCGAGTTGTTCAGCGTTCATTTTGCTGGTATCCCCCACTTTTCTTGTCCTACTGGTCGCTTATCGACTTTGCCATTATTGCTGCTCTTATATGGCGTTATCAAATACGGAACTGTTCTCCAGAACTTGTGCAATGCCGAACATCTAACGATGTCACCCTTTGCATAAGCGGCCACTAACTCCCAGGGTGCCTTCCAGATATGTGCTCCCCAGTCAGTCGCTTTGCCAATTCCATGGCCCACGATGTATTCCCGTACTGCGTCACGTTCCACAGGCGCCATACCCAAGGGTCCTTCACATATCTCCTTAAGGGACAGTGCTCCGTATGGATTACCCAGAAACGTGAGAAGCATGGTACATACTGTTCTGGGTCCCCACGGCAAACGAATGTTCCAGTGCTTCTGCAAGACCGCAGCATCGAATGCCAGGTTGTGTGCAACCCAGGTAGTATCATCAGCTTCCGCAAGTTCACGGACGGCTTCAATAACTGGTTCCTCATTACAGTTACCCCCATTCGCATGCCCCCAGGCAAGATAGAATGTATCAGGTACTAGAGGCTGACCGTCAACCATAATGGCTAGACCTACCGGCTTAGGCGGATACTTCGGCAGTACGTCTATCTCTTTGGTCTCAAAGTCAAAAACTACCTCTCTCATCTTTGTCCCTTATCTTTGTTCTAGGCTCACATGAACCTAGAAAAAAGACCCCTGGTCCACCAGGGGTTAAACTTCCGGCTATGGCAACTGTGAAGTCTCGCCGGAAGAGCAGAACTTAACTTCTAATGAAGGGTAATGTGATCCCTCCGAAGAAAATCCCGATCAATATTAGTATGAAGATGATCGCAATGATTACCTGAGCTACTTTGCCGAATGGGTCCGGTAGTGGTATCAGAGCAGTGAAGATCCACCACAAGACACCAAAGATCAGAACCAGTACTAGCAGCTGAAGAAGCAAGTTGATCACGTATACGCCTCGAACGTTGGTTATTCCAGTTGAGGGTACGGGCTCAAGGCTAACTGGTAAGCCTCTTCCTGCCTCTGGAGAAGCAGCGCTCGATCAATGTCAGGTGAATGTTCCTTGATAGCCAGGTGCACCTTGAAGAAGGTCTTCTTGTCTTCGGTGACTGACATAGTAGCAATGAACTCACCGCTCAGATGTCCAGAGTCCGCGCAACGCCCGACATAGTTCTGGATCGAAGCGAGCGAGGTCACAGGGACTTTCGCGGTGTAGAGGGGTGCTGTCTTAAGGGGGACAGCCGCCGGTACGATGATGACACGGGCCCCCTCACGACAGGCTTTGCCTTTACCTGGAACATTCGAACCAGGTCTCGGAGGAGCTGTTCCCCACTTATTCTTCGAGCAGTCCATACACACATCCGACTGAGGATTAGCCGCATCTGGATGGGGCGCGACGCTATCCAGAGCGTAGCAAGCTGGGACTTGCGCGTTGTCTGCATCATAAGGACCGTCGTACCAGGCACGTTCGGGGATCGCTGCCAAGACACGACAATCGATCTGGTTGTTCGGCACTGGGTTACCGTCAACCTTGAGGTTTGCGTTCTTGAACGTGATAAATGCACCACTTGTCCGTAGTGACTGCGCAGCTTTGGCCTGACGCTCCAGCTGCTCCTGGATTCTTGCCTTGATGACATCTGAACTTTCAACTTCAGTTGACATTTACTTTCTCCGTTGACTCTGTAAGGTCCCACAACGCTATGAAGTGGAACAACCAATTTCTCTGATCTTTGGTGAGGGCTAGGGATCTGTCATTGTACAACTCCTCTGCACATTGTTGTGGAAGGGACTGGCCTTTCAGCCAGCCCTGGAGAACTACTGAAAGTAGCTCGGTCATTTAGAAGCCTTTAGCATTGCTTGAAGCTTCTTGCTGGCGAACCTTACGCCAAGCACTAAGCCAAGGACAAAGTTGATGATGCCCCAGATAACTGTGACAACAACGAACTCCATTAGATGCCTCGAGATGCTTTTGTCAATGAGATGTCAACGTCCTCGACCTTGCTGACACCAGGAATGGTGATCCCGTCATCGAACCTGGCACGCCAAGCTGTGACAGAGACCCGCTTCTGAACCAAGTCGAACTCGCCGGTCTGCTGGATATACTTCCAGAGCTGATCCCAGTCGTCGACCAGGGGGACAGTTGAGACCTTGATACCTGCTGTGGCAACAGCCCCGCTTGCCTTTGTGAGCCCCATGCCGGCAAGCATCTCAAAGATGCTGTTCCGCATCTGGACTTCTTGCTCTTTCATTTCCTTGACCCGACGCTCGATACCCAGGCGCTGTTCACGCAAGGCATACAGAGCGTCAATGTGTGCACCAATGTCTTTAGCTTCACTCACTTGGAACCTCGACTATTTT